TTGGAGCATTGGGCCAGCACCACCAGCACGGGCCTGCAAGCGGTGGTCACGCAGGTGGCGCTTGAGCAGTGGGCGTCCGTCGCGAACGTCTCAACCGTGCGTAACGGCCCCTTCATAACCATGATTGGATAGGAGAAAGCAATGACACGAGTTCATGTAACCGGCGGCGTCCTCGACGTGGAGACCGGCAGTCTTGGCGGCGGCGGCTATCCCGATAACACGTTACCCACGCCTCCCGCCTATCCCGACCAGGGTCTGCCGACACCACCGCCGGGAACCTTCCCGCCCCCGGTGCCAAGCCATCCGATCGTCATCGCCCCGCCGGGCACACCGCCGGGGACGATCTGGCCCAGCCCCGGGCGCCCCGACAACACCCTGCCGACACCGCCCATGCGGCCTGACAACACGCTGCCGCCGGGTGTCGATAACACGCTGCCGACCCCGCCGCCGGGCGTGGATAACACGCTGCCGGGCGGACAGGGCGGCGCCCCGACGCATCCAATCGCCAGCCAGACCTACTGGATGCTTGTCTATACGCCGGGGCACGGCTGGAAATACGTCAGCGTGGACCCATCACTGCGACCCGATCAGGGTCTGCCGCCTTATCCGCAACCGAAGTAAACGCCACACGGCATGCGCGGCAGCACTGTCGCGCATGTCGTGGTCGATCGACCTATACAGGAGTAAAGACATGCACATCCGTATTGCGATCGCGGCGGCAGCTGTGCTGGCAGCGGCGACACCGGTCCCGGCACTGGCCGACGTGATCCTGACATTCGGCCAGACCGACCCAGGGAACACCGTCACGGCGGTGGCCAATGCCGGCGGCACCAGCACCACGATCACGGCGACCGACGTGCCAGTCGATGTGACGCAGATCATCGGCCTGCCGGCGACAACGGCTCTCTTCGATCTGAACATCACCTCGATCGACACAGCCCAGCCTTTGGGTGGCGGCGGGTTTCAGCACTATGCCGGAAGCTTTTCGATCCTGGACGGCACTACCAATCTGCTGTCCGGGACGTTTTCCGACATATTGCTGGGTTCAGGCACCAGTGGCGTGCTCGCCAGTGGCGCACCGCCTGATACGATCGATTTCACATCCGACGTGATCACGGTGCTGGGGCTGCCACGCTCGATCGCTTTCAGCTTCGCCAATCTCACACCCGCGTTCACCATCGATAATGAAACGGTCGGTAGCTTCACCTCCAGTGTAGCCGGCACGTTTGGCGCCAACGCGGTGCCGGAGCCGGGCACTCTCGGGCTTCTCGGTGTGAGCCTTCTCGGTCTGGGTGTGCTTCAGCGCCGGCGGCGATGACATGACCGGCCGCATCCAGCTCAACCGATCTTCGGTCACCAACTACTACCCCCCGGCGACCACACGTGAGGTGGGCGAGCTGTTCATCAACTACGCCGACCAGCGCCTGATGATGATCGATCCCACGAAGACCGCACAGGACCTGCTGGCGATACGCCGGCACGCGGCGACCGCGTCATATGCCACCGGAGATTTCGTCACCCAGGGCGGTGATATCTGGAAGGCCAAGGCCCCGCTGGCGCCCAAGGTGTTCGCCGCCGCCGATTGGGAGCAGTACACCTCCCTCTCCACGCTCGATACGCGCTATCTGCGTTTGAGCGGCGGCATCATGACCGGGCCGCTGATGCTGTCTGGCCCGCCTACGGCACCCTTACAGGCGGTGACCAAGGATTACGCGGACACCACCTTCGCGACCCGGAGCTACGTGGACGCGACCTTCGCGACCAGGAGCTATGTGGACGCGACCTTCGCGACCTGGGCTTATGTGGGTGCCAATTATCTGCCGCTTAGCGGGGGCACGCTGACTGGTTACCTGCAATTGGTGGGTGACCCACCCGGTCCCTTGTACGCGGCGACCAAGCAATACACCGACACGCGTGTCTTCCGGTCGGGTGACACAATGACTGGCACGCTCGCGACCAACGCCAACGCGGACCTGCTTTCCGGGCGCTACCTGTACGCGACCACGGCTTTCTACGCCAACAGCTTCAACTCATGGGAATGGCAGTTCACCGTTGACGGCAACGGCAGCAAATACCAGTCCTATCGTTCCGGTTGGTATGACGTATGGAACGGTACCAACGGCGACCGCAGCTGGAACGCCCCCGGTGTGTCCAACATGTACCTGTCCGGTGGCGGGCAGCTCACTGTCAGGAACAATTTCGTCCTCGCTGGCGGGCTGGGGATCAACTACCAGAACTTTGGCGGGCACTGGTTCAGCTTCGGCTGGAACGGCAATCTCAATATCTACGTGGATGGCGGCTACCAGGGCGACGCGGCACTGACCAGCTGGGTGGTCAGCTACGCCAGTGGGACCTACCTGCCGCTGGCCGGTGGCACGGTCACCGGGAGCTTGCAGGTCAATAGTAACCTTGGCGTCAGCGGCAACCTGAACGTCAACGGCACGCTCACGTCGAACAACACCTTGCAGACCAACACGGGCATCAGCTTCCAGGGTCAGCCGCCGATCGGCATCTGGTGGGACGGCTACCGCTTCATGACCAACCTGAGCGGCGACACCAGCCGCAACCTCATCGCGTCATGGTCTGATGGCGGCAACGCCCGGGTGGATAGGTTCACGCTGAACAGCTCCACCGGCTACGGCGTGGCGTGGTTCAATAATCTCTCGCAGATCGCAGGCTGGACCACGACGATCTCCGACCGGCGGCGGAAGACCAACATCCTGGCCTGCACCCTCGATGCCCTCGCTGTGGTGCGCAACACGCCTGTCTATACGGCTGACATGCGTATGATGCCGGATGCCGAGCCGATGCACCTGGAAGCCACGCTGCTGGCGGACGAGGTCCGCAAGGGCCTCCCTTCGGCGGTCGCGGAGCTGCCGGATGAAGCCGCCACACTCATGCTCAACCCCTTGCACCTCTGCGCCACCCTGTGGCGGGCGGTGCAGCAACTCGCTGACGCGCAACAGGCCCGCAACGCTGGAGCTTGAATGATGCTTGAACCGAACACGCAGATCACTGTCGTGCTGACCGCACAGCAGTGGAACACGGCCCTGACGCTGCTGAATGAGGCGCCGCGCCGGGTGGTGAACGATATCTGGCTGTCCATACAGCAGCAGTGCCAGCAGGCCGACGCGGAGCTTGCCCCCGGCAACGTCGCGCAGTTCCCGTCCAGCGCCTGACGCGTCTGAACAGAAGGATCACTCTACTATGGCTGCGAAGCATCCGTTTTCTGTGTTCCGCTACCTGAAGCAGGCGTGGCGGGATTATCTCGCCGAGAACTGCGTCATTGGGGTCACCCTCCCGGTGAACGTGGCGGTCGCCGGCAGGGTCCTGGCCAATGGCACGATGGTCCAGCGCGGGACCACGTCGCTGAAGGCGTCGCTGACCCAGGCCGGCGTCGTGAAGGCCCAGCAGATCACCCCGGTGAACGCGGCCGGAGCCTGGACCGTGACGTTCACCGGTGTGGCCGCCGGTGCCTACAAACTGGCGATGTCCTGTGGCACGCAGCCCTCGATCAACATGGAAACGTCGAGCACCTTCACCGTCACCTGAAACCTGAAAGGAGAACCCGCATGTCTGGAGCTTCACCCGTGGACGAACCCCCCGGCAAAGATGGGGTCCAGGCGCCTAACCCGCCCGACATGCCACCCATGCCGGTCTGGGAGCCGGGTCAAAATCCGGTGGGGACCAACCCGCCGGTGCCCACCCCTGATACCGGGACCACCTTGCCCCCGGGGACCACCCCCGGTGTTGTCGTGGGCGAGGAAGCACCCCCGCCGTCGGAAGATCCACCAGCGAAAACCTCCCGAACGAAGGACGACGATCCTCCGAACGGGAAGAGGTCCCGTCCGTGAGTGATAATCTTGCGATGCAGGAGTATGTTCGGCGCCGGTTATCCGGTGCCGAACAGCCGCCTGCGCCGACACCGGACCCGATGAAGGGGTATGTCCTGGCACAGATGGGCGTTCCTGACTGGCGCACAGGCCCTGACCGGATGACGGATAGCCCGGTATTCCTTCAGGGATCGGATACCGGCACAGAGACCACACCAGAGATTTCCTCCAACGAAGAGTTAGCTAAGCCAGCCACCCGGCAGTCTTGGAGACAGCGCACCTCTGAGTTGGTGGGGCAGATGCAAGAAATCAGCCGTCAGATGAATAGCTTTACTGATCCTTCAGACCCTCGATTTATGGCCCTTTCAGATCAGTTCATGAACCTTCATAAACAATTCCAAGAACAGCAGCAGATATGGCAGGCTGATACGGGACGGTGGGCGAAAGGGTTGGTGCAGCAGAACACCTATCCCGCAGAAGACGCTGACATCATGCAGCGCGCGATCGAGGAACGGCAGAACCAGCCACGGCAGCCGCTGACACCGCCGGCCCCTGGTGGCGTGCCGCTGAACGCACCCATAGCGCCTTCCACGCGAGATTTCATGTCGTGACCCCGGACCAGACCAGATACGAGCTGGTCCTCAAGCGGCTCATCGCCGTGCTGGACGCGGAGAAGGACATTCTTGCGTTCACACGGCTGATGATGCCGGTGCCGAACTATCACGCGGACCCGGATTACTCGCGCTATGACGCGCAGCGGTTCCATCGCGTGATCTGCGCCGCGCTGGAAGAGCTGGAGAAGGGCCATTACAAGCGGCTGATCATTTCGCTTCCCCCACGACATGGCAAGACCCAGCTCGCCAGCAAGATGTTCCCCGCGTGGTTCACCGGCAAGAACCCGCATCTCAGCCTGATTTTCGGCACCTACAACGAGAAGTTCTCCCAGGACATCGGGCGCAGCGTGCGCGACATCATGCAATCCCCGGCGTATGCACAGGTGTTCCCGAACGCCATCCTGAAGGATGACAGCCAAGCCTCCGATCGGCTGGAGACCACGCAGGGCGGCATCCTCGCCTTCGTCGGCCGAGGTGGCACGATCACCGGGCGCGGCGGTGACGTGCTGGTCATCGATGATCCGTTGAAAGACCGCCAGGAAGCCGACAGCCCCACCATCCGGGACACCCTCTGGACGTGGTTCACCCAGGTCATCGCGTCCCGTCTCATGGACGAGAGCGGGCGGATCATGTTGATCCAGACCCGTTGGCACCAGGATGACCTCGTGGGCCGGCTCACCGATCCGCAGAACAGCTACTACGACCCGGAGGAAGCCGCCGAGTGGAAGATCATCGATCTCCCGGCGCTGGCGCTCGCGGATGGCAAGGACGCCTTGCGTCGTCGCGAGGGCGAGGCCCTGTGGCCCGGCAGGTTTGGCCGCGAGTTCCTGCTGGGGGTCCAGCGGCGGGATGAGCGGGGGTTCAGCGCACTCTACCAGGGCAAGCCGTCCCCCGCAGGTGGCACGTTCTTTTCCGTCAACTGGCTGAACACCTATCGGCCCAACGATCTGCCGACCAATCTGCGCTACTACGCGGCGTCCGATCACGCGGTGTCGCTCAAGCAGATCGCCGACAAGACCTGTCTGATGGTGGTCGGCGTGGACGCCAAGGACCATCTTTGGGTGCTGCCCGACCTGATCTGGCGCAACATGACCGCCGAACAGACCACCGAGGCGATGTTGCGCATGATGCGCGCCTACAAGCCGCTCTTCTGGTGGGCTGAGCGGTCGCATATCAGCAAATCCATCGGACCCTTTTTGCGCAAACGCATGCTGGAAACTCAAACTTTCTGCACGCTGATCGAGATGCAGCCGATCGCCGACAAGCAGACCCGCGCGCAATCCATTCAGGGCCGGATGTCCATGCAGCGGGTGCATTTCCCGGAACGCGCGCCCTGGTGGCCGGCGGCACGCGAACAGATGCTGCGCTTTCCGTTCGACGCGCACGACGATTTTGTGGATACGCTTGCCTATATCGGGCTGGGCCTGACCTTGCAGGTCGGCATGAGTGTGCAGCAGCGCGAGCCGGAGAAGGTCGAGGGCACCTTTGGCTGGCTGAAGCTGCAACGTGAACAGGCCGAGCGCTCCGTGCGCGTGGGCTTCGGCAGCGGGGGCTGGTGATGTCGGATCTGATGACGCCGCCGATGGACCCCGGCATGGGCAATCCCGCCGCGATGGGGATGGCACCGCCGGCCGATCCCACGGCGGGCAACACCTTCGTCAACCGCGAGAGACCGGAGGTCCCTGATCAGGTCAAGAAGCTGGTCACCCGCTGGTGTGACCGGGTGCGTCGGGCCAAGGCGAAATGGAAGGTCGATTTCGAGCGCATGCGCGAGAACATGGCGTTCGTGAACGGCGAGCAGTGGCCGGAGCCGCCCTCGGACGGCAAGCGGGACGATCGCTACGTCGCCAATGTGTGCCTGCGTCACGTGATGCAGCGCACCGCCGAACTCTACCCGAACAACCCGACGATGAAGCCGAAGCGCAAGCCCAAGCTCATCGCGACCACCTGGGACGGCACGGCGCAGAGCCTGATGCAGGCACAGCAATCGATGATGCTGGCGACCACCTACATGATGCCGCCCGACCCGCAGAGCGCGGCGATCATGCAGGACGCGGCGATGGTCCATCAGTGGGAACAGATGATGGATCGCGTCGGGAACACGCTGAAGATCCTGTACGATTACAACGTGGACGAACAGAACCACAGCTTCAAATCCTGCATGAAAATGACGGTGCGCCGCGCGGTGATCACCGCCGTGGGCTACGTCAAGCTGGGCTTTCAGCGCGCCATGAAGATGCATCCGGAAATCGAACGCCGGATCAGCGATTTCAGCGAGCGTCTGGCCAATATCGAGCGGCTGGCCGGCGATCTCGCCGATGGGGAGATCGAATACGACAGCGCCGATGCCGAAAGCCTGCGCATCGCCATCCAGACACTGACGGCGGAAGGCCAGATCGTGGTGCGCGAGGGCCTCACCTTCGATTATCCCGACAGCACCGCGATCATCCCGGACCCAAAGTGCAAGACCTTGCGAGGCTTTCTCGGCGCCGATTGGGTGGCCCAGGAATACATCCTGTCCCCCGACGAGATCGAAGAGATCTACATGGTGGACGTGGATTGTTCCTATACCGCCTACGACGAGACCGGCAACTGCCTCAACCGCACCGGCGACACGTCCGACCATTACATGGCGGGCGGCGGTGACGGCTCGCATGACGGGGACAGCACCACGCGCGGCTGCGTGTGGGAGATCTACAATCGTAAAGACGGCACGGTCTATGTGGTGTGCGACGGGTATCCGGATTGGCTCCAGCCCCCTGCCGCGCCGGAGGCCGAGAGCCAGCGCTTCTATCCCTGGTTCGCGGTGGTGATGAACGAGGGCTACAGCGACAAGCGGCTGTATCCGCCGTCCGACATCGACCTGATCCGCGACATGCAGCTCGAACTGAACCGGGCGCGACAGGGTCTGCGCGAGCATCGTCGCGCCAACCGCCCGAAGATTGCGGTGGCCGCCGGTATCCTGGAGGAACCGGACAAGGACAAGCTGCGTACCCACCCGGCGAACGCGCTCCTGGAATTGAACGCGCTGTCTCCCGGGCAAAAGATCGATGATGTGTTGCAACCGGTGAAGATGCCGCCGATCGACCCCGCCGTGTACGACACGTCCCCGGTGTTTGAAGACCTTCTGCGGGTGCTGGGCAGCGATCAGGCGGACCAGGGGACCACGAGCGGTGCGACCGCGACCGAGGTGTCGGTCGCCGAGTTCTCGCAGAACACCGACACGACCAGCGTGATTGATGATCTCAACGACGTGCTGACCGACATGGCGCGTGCGGCAAGCGAGATCCTCGTGTTGAACGTCTCGGGTCCGATGGTCCAGCAGATCGTCGGACCCGGCGCGGTCTGGCCTGAGATCGACAAGCAGACCATGGCGGAAAACGTCTGGCTGGAGGTGGACGCGGGGTCCAATGGTCCGCCGAACCGGCAGGAGGACGTGCAGATGCTGGTCCAGCTGGTCCCCCTGCTCCAGAGGGTCCCCGGGGTGTCCCCCGAATGGCTGGCCCGCCAGCTGATCCGCCGCATGGGTGACGACATCGACCTGACGGAAGCCTTCGCCGAAGGGGTTCCCTCGATCGAGGCGCTCAACCAGCAGGCCGGCCAGCCGCCCCCAGGCGCACCCGGCGAGGACGAAGGCAAGGGTGATGAGGGTGGCGGGGGTGCAGGCAAGGGACCGCCGCGTCCGCCTGGACCCGCCAATGACCCCAACGCGCAGGCCGCAGCGGGTCCCAACAACGCGCCCGCAGCCAACCCACCCGGCAGCATCGGTCCCCGGCCTCCGCCGCTCCAGGTCTTCGGACGGAACGGCAACGCCCCCGGCACGGGCGGCGGCATGCCCAGGGGCGCCATGGGCCGGCCGGGGATGCCGACGCCATGAACGATCTCGCGCGTGAGATGATCGAGTGGGAGGTGATCGGTCCGTTCCGCCGGCTGGAGCGGATCAGGGTGCCGGGCGGCTGGCTCTATCGCACGGTGCATGCACAGACGGTCGCGCTCTGCTTCGTTCCAGATGTAACTAACGCAGCACCGCGCGAAGAGGATGCCGGGCCACTAGGAGAATGACGATGGATATCGGGTTCGTCTTCTGGTTGATCATGCTGATCTGGATCATCTTCTGGGCGTTCGGCAACTTCACGCCGCAGGGCCAGCCGTACTGGAACCGTGGCGGTTGGCTGGTCGGCTTCGTGCTGTTCTTCCTGCTTGGCTGGCGGGTGTTCGGGTTCATCATTCGAGGTGGACCATGAACCTGCTTCTGCTGCTCATCGTCATCATCGTGCTCTTCGGTGGTTTTGGTGGCTATTACGGCTACCGCGGCGGCTACTACGGCCCCAGCGGGTTCGGCGGCATCGGGCTGATAGTCCTCGTCATCGTGCTGATACTGCTGTTCAGCGGACGGTTCTGATCAATGAATAGGGAGAGATCCATTGAAAAAGCCTAAACCCAGGTCGAACCCCAATCCTCGTCCACCCCGGCCTTACTGAAAGGAGGCGTAGCGCTATGGCAAAGAAACCGCCGCCTAAGCCTGTTCCGAGCGGCCCCGGTCAAGGTGCCGGCCCCAGAGGCCCAAAACCCTGGTGAGGACGATGCCATGAGCGGTTCACTCGCGGATCTGTTCAACACGCAGCTGACCCCCACTGGCGAACAGCTCTATCGGCAACAGATGCCTCCGGAGGCCAGCAACGATTACGACATGCGTGGCGCGTGGGCGCAGCTTGGGGGACAGGTCCCGCAGGGGGTCCATCTGACGGATCAGTTCAAGAAACCTAATCATCCCACCTTCAGCGCGGGCAGCCGCTACGCCACTCCCGACCAATCCGGCGGTAACTGGGTTCAGCTGCCGACCGGCAACTGGGCGTTCATGCCTAGCCAGACCAATCTGTCCAACTTCGGTCAGGACAATCTCCAGCGCTATTTCGACAAGGTCGAACCGAATAACCTGTTGCTGTCTCCCCTCGATCCGGGTCCTCCCGGGAGCTGAGCGGCATGACGATCTGGACGGACGAGATGATCATCCGTCTCCGGCGCATGCATGCTGCCGGCTGCACCGACGAGGAAATCGCTCCGGTGTTGCAGACCACCGCGCGTGCGGTCAACGGCAAACGATACCGTCTGGGTCTCACTGAGCGCCTTGATGACCCTCTCATCATCGCCCTGCGCCGGCTCAGGCGTGAGCTTCGTTCCGCCGATAGCTGAGCCTTTGCCCCCTTGCACCCAACGTCTTGCCGTGTGCGTGCTGGACAAAACAACAACACAGCGCGATAACGCCAATCCTGGCTTGAGCAGGAACGGCAAGACCCTGGATGTCCGACAACCCGACATCAGCCACGGACAGCAACGACGCGCCTTCGTCCAGCGTAACAGATACGGGCGTATCCACGTCACAGGATACGGCTGCCCCTACGCCGAACACCTCGCCCTCGGCAAGCGAAACCCCTGACAGCACATCGCCTTCGTCAAGCGACAGCCGTCAATCCGACCGCGAAGGATTGCTTGCCGCAGTTCGCGCGGTGGTGCCTCCCACGGACGCTCCCCCGGCTGCCCCCTCTGAAGAGGCGGCGGACACCGGCGAGCAGACCGAGAAGGCCCCGGATCAGGCAGCGGCTTCGGGAGATCAGAAACCTCCCGCTCCGGATGAACCTCTTGACCTGAACGCGCCAGATCCGAGCGAGGCCGAGCTGAAGAAGCTCCGGCCGGAGACGCGCAAGCGTTTCGAACGGTTGCTGGCGCAACGCAATCTGGCCCGTACTGAACTCGAACAGGTAAGGCCGGAGATAACCCAGCACCGGGAGCTGCAAGGTTATCTGGCCCAGCATCAGCTGGCCCCGGATGACGTGAATGCTCTTCTGGCGGTGGGTGCCGCGCTGCGCGCCGGCAACTATCAGGCGTTCCTGGAAGGCGTGACGCCGTATGTCATGGCCGCGCAGGAAGCCGTGGGGCTGCGCATCGCACGGGATCTGCAATCCCAGGTGGACGACGGCACGATCAGCGAGGAAGCGGCGCGCGAGATGACGCGCACGCGCCACCGTGCTGCCCAGGCCGAAAGCCGCCTGACCCAGCAGAGCCAGCAGCATCAGGTCGAAACCACCCAACGCAGCGTCGCGGAGATCCGCAGCGCTGTTGAACGGTGGGAGGCGAACATCCGGACACGGGACCCTGATTACACCCACAAGGCGAACGCTGTCCGTCGCTTCTCTCAGGCGCTGTTGCAGGAGCGTGGTATCCCCACGACCCCTGAACAAGCGGTGGCCCTGACCCAGGCGGCGTATGACGAGGCGACACGCGAGTTGCTGAGGATGCGGCCACCGCCGCAAGCGACGCGCCCGTCTCCGTCCGGCGTTCATGGCCCCAACGGGTCCGGGACAGCGCCGCCACAGCCACGCACCATGAAGGAAGCAGCACTCAACGCTCTGGCGCAGATGTCGCGGACCGGATGATCAGGATGTCCGGTCATGGCGTTCACAGCTGGCGAACTCACGAACATCGCCAATGCCTCGCTCGATTTCTACATGAACAAAGGAGACACGTTCAAACAGAGTATCCAGGCCAAGCCGCTCCTACGCTGGGCTGAAAACAGCGCCAAGAGTTTCCCCGGCGGCAAGGGTAACATCTCGCTGGCGGTCAAAGGTGATTACGGCGCTGGCGGCACCAACGACCACGTCGTGGGATACACCCACAATGATACGGTGGCGTTCTACACGCCTGCCAATATCAAGCGGGTGAACTATCCGTGGCGCGAACACCACATGGGCCTCACGCTGACCCACACGGAACTGAAGATCGACGGCATCTCCGTCACCGATGACATGGGGAACGGGTCCACCACTTCGAACCACAGCGACCGCGAGGTCACGGTCCTGGTCAACCTCCTGGCTGACAAGCTGGAGGATTTCGGGGAGATGTATGCACGGTCGATGAACGCGCTGCTGTGGGGCGACGGTGTCGCCGACGCGAAGGCGCTGGCCGGTATGCAGAGCATCATCGTGGACAACCCCGCCACCGGCACTCTCGGCGGGCTGGCGCGCACCAATCTCTGGTGGCGCAACCGCGCGGCGACAGCGGCAGCCGGGGCGGCGGGCGGACGGGGTCCGATCACGTCCGATCCGTCAAATGGCGGGGCGCTCTTGCAGTTCTTGCAGCAGGAGTATCGTCAGCTGATCCGTTACGGCGGGCGTCCGACCAAATGCCTCGCTGGCAGCGATTTCATCGCCGCGATGGAGGTCGAGCTGCGTGCCAATGGCAACTACACGATGAGCGGCTTCACGGGCACGCAGGATGGGTCCATGGGTCAGCTCAAGTTCGGCAGCACCACCATCGAATACGATCCGACCCTGGATGATCTCGGCAAGGCCAAGCGTGCCTACTGGTGGGACCCGCGTCACATCTACCTCATGAAACAAGAGGGGGAGTGGGATCATCGTTTCACCCCGGCGCGGCCTTATAACCAGTTCGTAATGTACAAATCAATGACGCATACCGGCCAAATGGTTGCGCAACAGGTCAACTCCGCTCTCGTGGTGGACATCGCCTGAGCTGTGCAAGGCGCCGTGTGTGCAGGACGAGTTTTGGGCGTTCCCTCCCCTGGCTGCACACACGGCGTTACGTCTCACGTGAAACTATTTGGAGGCGATGATGCCTGAGTATCAGTTGCTGCGCTGCGAGGTTGGTCTTGGCGGCGACATGGGCAACGCGGTTGTGCGCAGCCGGTTCAATCCGCTGACCTTCCCGGAACTGTTGATCGTGCAATACATCCACGGCGAGGACGCGGTCTACGACATCCATGTCGTGGGCACCTGCGAGATGACCAATGACGAGATGCTGGCCCGGCTGAAATTTCTCTACCGTGAGGAATACATCACGACGGTGTTCCCGGGTAACCGGCCCCGGTTGCCGACCGGGGACCAGAGCCTGCCGATCTGCACGCTGCCGATCATCATCCCGCCGCCCACGCGACCGGACAGCCCCGATCCCAAGCTGAAGCCCCTGGTCCTCAAGGATCTGGTGGCCCGGCAGGTGGTGATCGCCGAGCCGGACCCCGCGATGAATGACGGTGAACCCACCGCTGACGAGATCGCCGCGCATGCCCAGGACGAGGACGACCCGGGGCTGGATCTGGTGGCCCTGGGCCTGACCGGCGGATCGAACGTGGCGATGCCCGCAGTGGCCGATCTGCCCCGTGCCAGGGTCAACATGGGCGGGGTGCATGCCCCGGCGACCACGCGCCAGCCGGATCATCTGCCGGACGTGGAGCGGCGCCAGCGCCGGCCCAGCCAGCCCGACGAACGTCCCCGGGGGTGAGCCATGGCCGCGCGACAGCTACGGGAGATGCTGACCGATCTGCGGGCCGAGATCGGTCACAGCACCAACGTGGCCCATGGGATCAATGACAGGGAGACGCTGCTCTATTACCTGAACCGTACCCAGCTCGATCTCTATCGGAACTACAACTGGCCGCAGCTGATCGTGGACCGCGATGTCCAGCTGTTCGACGGTCAGCGGTATTACACCTACCCCAGCGATCTCGCGTTCGATGACATCACCAACATCTGGGTGCTGATCAACACGGTCTACAACGAGCTGTCCTACGGCATCGGCCCGTACGACATGACACTGTGGAACAGCGACAACGGCTTCAAGAGCTGGCCCACGCAGAAATGGATGCATCATCCCGACGATAACCGGTTTGAACTCTGGCCGGTCCCTGATGCATCCGCGCAGGCCGCCAACGCCCTCGTCCGGCTGCGCGGCACCAAGACCGTGGCCCCGATGATCAATGACAGCGACGTGGCCACGCTGCCGGACAACCTGATCGTGCTGTTCTCGGCGGCTGAACTCCTGGCACGGGACGCAGCCAAGGACGCGCCGATGAAACTGGCCAAGGCCAACGAGGCCATGCGCCGGCACAGGGTGAGGCAGTTCAGCCATAAGGGGACAAGGCCCGTGTCGATCGGCACCGGCGGGGGCGATGCCCAGGCGCGTGGTGCCCGCCAGCCGACGCTGGGCCTGGACTACATCCCGCCCGGTTACGGTAGCGGTCCGGGTTCGGGTCCGTAATGCCGAAGGTCTTTTCCGTCTCGGATTTCCGCCGGGGGCTGGATACCCGCCGGACGGCACTGACCGCGCCCGCTGGCTCGCTGCGTCGGCTGGAGAACGCGCTGATCAACCCGGGGGGCGAGGTCGAGAAGCGGTTGGCGTTCGTGCAGCTGGCGAGTGCCGCGATGCCGTGGACCATGACGGGACAGTTCAACACGCTGCACGTGTTCGGCTGTCCCACCGCACCGGTCTTCTCGGGTCTGCCGGTGACCTCGGTCTCACACAATCTGGCCAGCCCCGGCGAAGCCATCGTGGCCTATCTGGATGTCGAGACCTACAGTGACAGCTTCTATGTCGTGGGCCTTGGGGCCAGCGGGCGGACCTATAACTGGTTCAACGGCGCCCTGGTGCTGGACGTGGGTGGCGCGATGGTCACCGGCACCTACGCGCGCACCTACAAGACCAAGATGTATCGCGCTGACGGGCTATACCTGCGCTTCTCGGGGGTCGGTGATCCTGCCGAACAGGACCCGTCCGATGTCGCTGCCCCAGGTGCCGGGTTCATTCATACCGCGCAGAACGATCCTGATGCCGAACCGGCCGTGTCCATGGAGGTGTTCTATTCCAACATGGCGGTGTTCTCGCGTCTGGCCACCCAGATCTGGAAGCTGGACCCCGATCCCGCGAATGACGAGCTGGCACAGGTGCTGCGCGTGGGCACGGTCGCGCCGCAGAGCGTGGTCCAGCTCTACACGGGGGATGTCCTCTTCCTCTCGGACAGCGGTGTGCGCAGCCTCAAGACCGCGACCGTGACCAACGTCGCCGGGGTGTCTGACGTGGGCGCCGCGATCGACCTTCTGCTGCAACCGATCCTGCGCGACACGCCTGAACTCACGGCCCAGGCCCGCGCGGTGATCCAGCCGGCGTTCGGGCGCTACTGGCTTCACGTGAACGGCGTGATCTACGTGCTGAGCTACTTCCCCGCCGGTGACATCACCGCGTGGTCCAGCTTCACGCCGGGATTTCAGGTGGAGAGTTTCGCGGTGGTGGGCCAGCGTGTGGTCGCGCAGTCCACCACGGGTGACCTGTATTTCTATGGCGGGGCTTCGCGGGCCGAGTATGACAGCTCGCGGGTCACCATCCGCACGCCGCACCTGGACAACAGTGCGCCCACCGAGAACAAGCGCATCAAGAGCCTCGATGTGATGTGCGAGGGTGCGTGGTCGCTCAAGGCGGGCATGCTGCCGAACAATGTCGAGGCGTTTGAGCTGGTGGCCAACGTCAACAGCAACACCTTCGGCCTGATGAGCATACCGTTCGCCGGGTATGGCACGCATTTCGGTTTTGAGATGGTTCACGAGGCGCCTGGACCCGCGCTGTTCGCGGCGATCCACGTCAACCTGATCGAAGGCTACACGAAATGAGCGCCATCGTTGAGCACAGGGTGACCGAAGACGCGGTGAGCCACATCGTTCGCAACATGCGTCAGCGCGACCGTGAAGAGATCTTCGCGGTGCGATGGGATGACAACGAGGACGAGCTGATCGCCGATGTCATGCTGTCCGGCGGCGCGCTCTGGCGGATTTGGTCCTGGAAGGACGAGCCGGTGGCGCTCTGCGGGGCCACGCCGGTACGTCCGGGAGTGGTCATCGCCGCCGCGTTCGGCACCGACCGGTGGCGCTACACGATCCGGCCGATGACGGCTTGGGTGCAGCGCTGGGTGATCCCCGCCTTGCAGAACGCCGGCTATCACCGGGCTGAGGCTTATGTCTCGGCGACGAACCTGCAAAGCCGCCGCTGGCTTGACGTGCTGGGCGCGCACAAAGAGGCGTATCTACACCAGTATGGGCGGAACCTGGAGGATTACATCCTCTATGTCCTGCGGCTGAACGACGCCTATCAACCCAGGAAATTGTGGCGGTGCCACGAAGAGGTGTCCTGATGTGCTTTAGCGGCAGTGGCGGCAGCAAATCCCCCTACGTGCAGCAATGGGACCCGGAGACCGGGAGCATCATGGTCGGCGAGGCCGGTGTCCCGCTGTCCTATCTGAAACGCGGCATCACGTCGGTTTCGGAATACCAGACCACGGTGCAGCAGGAGCTGGCGGACAAGCAGCTGAAGGCGCAACAGGAGATCGCCGACAAGCAGAACACGTTCAATCAGCAGCAGTTCGATTACCAGAAAGCGCTGGATGAACGTCAGCGGCAGGAGGCGGCGGATCAGGCGACCCGCCAGACCACCTACGACACCGGGCGGGCACAGCTTCTGTCCGAGGGGCAAGGCCAGATCGATCAGGCGTTCTCCAGGTTCACGCCGGATTACTTCAAAGCCTACACCGGCGATTACATGGCCAAGGTCCAGGACCAGCTCGCTCAGCAGAAGCGCGAGGCCAGCAAAGAGGTGACGTTCGACGCGGCACGGCGCGGGCTGACCGGGTCACAGTCACTGGTCAACAAGTTCGGGCTGATGAGCGAGCTGGAGGGCCGCACACTGGCTGACCAGACCGACACGGCGGAGAACCAAGCCAACACGCTGCGGACCAATGTGGCGAACACCAAGCAGAGCCTGCTGGATCAGGTGCGCAACGCGGAGAGCATTGGTTCACCGATTGCGGGCGGCGATCTCGGGACCGTGGGGAACCAGCTGCAAACCCAGCGACAGTCGATCTCGGGGATCACCAATCAGGCGGGGGATGTCGCCGCGTCGCTCAACGCGGTGCCTACGGTAAGCACGCTGGGGTCCATCTTCGGCAGCGTGCTGAACTCTGCCGGGAGCTACCTGGGCGGGCTGCAACAGAACAATCTTTACAAGGCGGCGGGCCTGGGCAGCCCCTCGCCGTTCAACAGAGCCTAAAGGAGGGAGGGCGCAAATGTGCTATGCCGCAGTGCTCCCCATTGCCGCCGCCGTCATCGGTGCCGGTACGAGTGTGTATGGCGCCGCGCAATCGGCCGGGGCGGCCAAGCAGGCCGCACAGGCCACGGAAACCGCCAACCTCCGGACCCAGCAGGCACAGAACCAAGCCTTCAACCAGCGGATGGAGGCGGCACGCCGGCAGACCGAGGCGCAATCCGCCGTCATGAACCAGACCATGACGGACCGCTACGCGGCAGCCCAGCAGATGCGCGAGGCGCAGGGCAGCGCCATGGACCTCAACAAGCAGAACCTGTTGCAGGAGAACCAGACGGCGGAAGCCTTGCGAGCGGAGGGGGACAAGCGGGCGCAGGAACTGCTGGGCCAAACCAACGCCGAGCAGCTGGCGCGCTCGCAGGCCGAACGCGCGCAACAGCAGAACCTCCTGCTGGACCAGAACATGCCCACCACCGGCCCAGGCCCCGGCGAGACCGATCCGGGGGCCGGCATGGACAGCGAGACCCGCAAGGCGCTGGCCCGGCGCGGTGCCGAGGCGGCGGTCAATGTGCGGGAATACGGCGCCAAGACCGCCAAGCTCGCCAGCTACGGCCAGCCGATCATGGATGTGGGACAGGCGATCACCGGCAGCAAGTTCGGGATCATGCCGGCCCAGGCGGCGAGTGAACTGCTGCGTGCCGGTGCTCCGGTGCGTGCCCTGCCGGGGCAGATCGCGTTCCGCAACGCCGGCTCTGAGGGTACGTCGCTGGATGAGCTGATCCGCTCGCGCGGCCAGAGCGGCCTGGACACGGCGGGTCTGAGCTACGGCAATGACATCTCGCTGGCCAATCTCAGGCAGGGCAACGAGAACGTGCTGGCCGCCAACACGCTGGGCCAAGCCAAGGCCGACGCTGCCTATAAGCAGCAGCTCGCCGGGATCTGGAGCCAGCTGGGCAATCTGGGCCTCTACGGTGCCGGGTATTTCGGTGGCAATCCGTTCGGCGGTGGCGCGAGCGTCGGCAGTGCGCAGGGGGCGATCAACTCGGGTGCGGTCGCTCCACCCGGTTCCTTCAGTTATCGGGGGCTTTGATCCATGGCGACACGGTCCGCTTATGACGTTGAGGACCCCACCGGTCTGGGAGGGGCCGCCAGCGGTCTCAAGACACTCGGCTCGATCATCATGCCGGACGCCAGCAAGTTTGCCGAGGCGCGCTACTATGGGGCGAAAACCCGGCAGAGCGCGGCCGAGGTCGCCAAGATGTCCAACGACCAGTATGCCCAGTGGCGGCTCCAGAGTGGCCTTCCGGGCACGGGCGTATCGGCTTTCTCAGGGCAGATTGTGCCCCAGATGCTCCCCGGCAGCCCCGAGGGAACCCCGGGTTTTCCGACCTTCCAGCCAACCGGCGGACCGATTTCGGTGGCCCCGCCGCAGTTCGTGTCGCCCGCATCAGGGCCGCCTCCCTCTTTGGCGGCTACGGTGGCCCCCGGCCCAACCGGGGGACCAGGGGGACCAGGGTTAGGCATGCCGAACCCCCAGGCCACCGCTGATCTCGCGACCCACCCGAACAGCCCCATGGTCACCGGGGGGCAACCGCCACCCGCGTCCTCCCCTGTGCCGGGTGCGCCACCGGCGCCGAACACCACGACCACGAATGGTCAGGTGCCCAACAATGAGCCGGCGGTGCCGGTCCACCCCGGCAGCATCACGGATGCGAATGGCGGACCGAAATATGCCCCACCGGCGACCGCCAACGGCAGCCCGGCGCCGATCGCCATCAACACCGCAGCGATTGTCGCGCTGGCCTCGCAGGCCGGCATGAGCGCCGAGCAGATCAAACTGATGGGCGGCGGCTTCATAGACGATCTGGTGCGCAGCGGGAGGCTGGATGCATCCAGTGGCGCCCAGGCCGACGCGGCGATCGGGCAAGGCATTCTCTACCAGCAGCAGGAAGCCACGCGCCGGACGTTGGCCGACCGTGCCTTGATCGAACAGGGCGCCATGGCACGCCAGCAGGCCGGCATCAGGACGGTAATGGGACCGAATGGTGTGCCGGTGGACATGCCTATTAGAGACATCAAACCGGGGCAGCCTGCCTACGACAGCACTCTCGCCACCGAGAAACAAAGGGAACAAGCCGCCGCTGATGCCGCCACCGTCGCTTTCAACCGGGGCGATGTTGCGGTCTTCGATGAGAACACAGGTCCGCAGATCGTCCGCCGGGATCAGGTCAATGGCCGGCGGGAGATGACCAAGGACGAATACAATCAAGCGACGGCCATGGTCGAGGTGCAGCGGCGGGATGCCAACGGCAACCCGATCCCCTACCAGTTTGACCGGGTGCCGAACTGGAAGCTGGTCCAGCAGGGCAGCGGGGCACCGCAGAGACGGGCCACCGTGGCCGAGCAACAGGGCGACGTGACCCAGGGTGTGATCAGCGCTCCCGACGATGAAGCCGCCGCTGCTATCGCCGAGCGAGGCCGCCTTGGAGTGGGGGCTTCGGGTACCTCTACGAACGCGCCCGATGCGAAAGCCCAGATCGGGCTGGACCTTGTCGCACAGCAGACCGTAGCTGCGATGTTCGGGCCGAAATCCGCCAGTGCCCCCGGCGTGCTCTCCGGACAGCCGCTGGCCGGTCAGCCGTTACAGGCAGAGGCCCGGCTGGATGCCACCGGGCAACGTGTCTTGATGCAACGGGTCCAGCAACTGCTTCAGCGCAACCCCAGGCTGGCCCAGACGCCGGGGGTGGCGGTGCAGCAGGTTCTGGCCGAAATGGAACGGAACGGCGAGCTGGATGTCCCGGACCGCTCACGCACCCGGATGGAAGGCACGCTCCAGACCGACACCAGGGTCCAGACGCTGCCCGACCCGTTCGACAAGAACAAGAGACCCAAAGAGTATTTCATCATCAAATACCGGGACCCCACGGCAGCCAGCACCGTGGCCGGCAACGTGGCGGCAGCGGCGAAGAGACCGCCGCAGCAGAAGGTCGGGCCACAATCGCGCCAGCCGCCAACACCGCTGACAAGCTCCCCTGACGTGGACACCCGCCCGACCGCGCTGATGGGAATGAGCCGGCGGAAACAGCGTCCGAACGAGCCACTGCCGGTGCCGGCCGAGGTCGCCAGACAGCCCAACGGCACGACGATCCGCGACAAGCTGACCGGCACCTACTATGTGATCCAGAACGGTTTCCTTGAGCCGGTCCCGATGCCGGGCGGGGGTCAGTGATGGCAGAGGAAGGCTCACCGTTTGATGCGCTGATCCTCCAGGCCGCGCAGCAATACAACCTCCCGCCGGACGTGTTCCGCCGGCTGGTGGGGGCTGAGAGCAATTTCAACCAATATGCCCGATCCCCGACGGGAGCGGTCGGGCTGACCCAGCTGATGCCGGGCACCGCGAAGATGCTGGGGGTGGACCCCACGATCCCGGAGCAGGCCATCCAGGGCGGCGCGATGTATCTGCGCCAGATGCTCAACCAGTTCGGCGGGGACATGAACAAGGCCCTTGCCGCGTATAACTGGGGGCCTGGGAATGTCTCCCGCATGGGCATGGCGGCCCTGCCGTCAGAGACCCGGGCCTATCTGACCAAGGTCGGCGGGGGCGGTCCAGGTCCGACCGGCCCGTTGGCAGCGGCACCGTCGCCAGGGGTGGCCCCATCCCCGGTGGCGGTGCCGGCTGGACAGACCCCGGCGGCTCCCAAAATGATCCCTGGATCACTGGCCGGGCTGTTTTCGCCGTCTGGGGTGTCCACAGGCATCCCTCGCGGCAGGCCGTTGTTCCCGGTCTACACGAATGACGATCCGCAGAACCCCTACACCCCGGCGCCGGTGTGAGCGATCTCCTGGATCTTGTGGCTCCCCAGGCCCGGCGGCTGAGCGGTGGTCAGCCCGACGAGGAAAACGCGCGCTACGAGGTGGTGGCCCAGCCGTCTCAGGTGGCCCAGGCCGGTCCCCTTCCGGCCCCGCAACCAACTCCCGCCGTAAACAACCGCTACGAGGTGGTGGCCCCACCCGCGCAAGAGGAAGAACCACAACCACCACAACAACAACCAACCACCGGGTTCTTCGGCGGCATGGCGCATGGTGCCCAAAGCACGCTGAGCAACCTGGGCCGGCTGGTGACCGGTCATGCGTTCACCGATCAGCCTGAGACCGAACAGCCCAACCTGAGTTTCGGGGGCCAGATCGGCGAGGGTGTGGTGTCGGGCCTGCCCAGCATGGTGGCTGGTCTGGCGACCGGGGCGGCAGGCGGCGCGGCAGGCGGGGCGATGTTCGGCCCTCCCGGGGTGGTCGCGGGCACCCTTGGCGGTGGCGCGCTGGGCATGGGCGCCACAGCCTTTGCCCAGCGGCTGGTGCCGGCCTACGACGAAGCCCGGGCGCGCGGCCTGGAGCACGACGAGGCGGTGGATTACGCCTATTCCTCGGCCGCCGTGCAGGGCGGCATCATGGGCATGACGGCGCCGCTCTTCGGCCTGACCCCGATCAAATCGATCATCGGGAGGATGCTGTTCGAGAACGCGGTGACCTCGCCGGCCGTGGGCACCACGTCACGGGTAGTGGACCCGCTGATCACCGGCGGACCCATGCCGACCGGCGAGGAACTGGTAACCGGCGCGGCGCAGGACGTGATCGGCGGCCTGGGTGTCAGCGCGGCGCTTCACGGGGGACAGCGGGTATTCCGGGGACCCCACAGGCCCGGCCTTGCGGAGGATGTCCCACCCACCGGAAAACCCGGCGTTGACGAAACTGTCACGCCACCTGGGACGGAGGTCCCGCCAGACGCGGGTCAGCCTGTGCCGGGGGAACCTCGCTACGAGGTAGTGTCACCACCTCCGCTGACCGAACAGGAGCCGCCGCCTTCTCCTGATCAGCCGCCGTCTGCGCCTCCCACTGCTGCTGGCGGTGCGCCAGCTGAGCTGCCTCCAGGCACGTCTCCAGCTCCCGTTGGGTCAGATCAGGCGGGGGGTCCTCCCCCAGAAGCCGTAGTTTCGCCACGATCTGTTCCACCCGCAGCCGATGCTGAAGCTCCGTCCACTGAGACCGGGACGCCTCGTACTGAGCCTGTTTCAGCTGAGCGCCCTCCTGGAACCGAGACCACGCCCGCTCCGCTCGATACGTCCGCCACGCCGCCACCCACCGACCGACCGCTTCCCTCATCGGAGATCCCCCCTCGCGCACAACAAGGAACACAACAAAATGTCACAGGAAATGTCAGGGACACAACAGAAAACCCAATCGTTCCGCGTGCCCCCGACGAACCGCCACCTGCTGACACAACACTACGTGCAAGAGTTGAAGGCGGAACCCAAGATGAGGCTCGTGCTGCACAGCCAGCGGAAGCCCCTCGTCCAACCGAGCCTCTTCCCGTGGATGAAGCCGGTCGAGGTCGGCCGGTAAGCGAGGCCGACCGGCTCTATACCGACGAGGAACTGGCCCGGCTCACTGAGCAATCCGACCGGCCTGAGTTCGACACGCCCCTGCCGGGTGAGGAAGAAGGCGGGTTGCGGGCGCCGACGCCCTTCGCCGAGGAACCTCCCACGGAAACTGGGGTTGGCACGGGGGACAGGTACACCGTCGTGGACCAGCCCACCCTACCCCCCGGCGAAGGCAGGCCCTTCGCGAGAGCCTTCCATCCCGGGGACCAGGAGCCTCTCAACGCGGTTAACGCGCAGATCAGCAGGCTGGAAACCTCCTTGCGTGAAAAACGCCTGCTGCCGGTCCAGAAGGGCTTTCGCGGCGAGACCAAGCTGGCCCGCGAGATCGACACCCTGGAGGGCAGACGGCAGCGGCTGATCCGCACCCGCGAGTATCTGGTCACGGGCCAGGAACCGGTGCCTGAGACGCTGGAAGCCCGCTCCAACCGCTGGGCACGGCGCAGTGCTGCCAAGCAGACCGAGCCGCGACGGCCGCTGCCGCCGCGCGAGCCGGATGCCGCACGCACGATGAACGAGTATCGCTACAATGACGGGACCTCGGTCTACGAGAAGGTGTTCGCGGACGCCGGCCTCGATCCCGATGTCGCCACCAGCCTGCCGGTGGAGAAGCAGATCAACATCGTGCGCGATCAGATGACGCGCCCGGAGACCTCCGATTTCAGGGACGTGGTCGTGGAGAAGGGCACGGCCCCCCGGCAGGGGCTGAACGTGCTGATGGATCTGCATCGCGCGGCCCAGGACATGATCGCCGTGCTCAACCTGCCGCATGATCTGATCGGGTTGCAGGGCAAGGTGGCCCTCATCCTGTCCGGCAAGTTCACCGGGGAGAACAAGACGGCTGACGCATTCTACCAGTTCGCCACACGCTCGATCCACCTCACCCATGAGCGGGTGAACGCATTCGGGCACGAGTGGATACACGCCCTGGACCACGATCTGCTGGACCGCCTGATGAAGACCACGACCGGCATACCCCTGTTGTCGGCGGTGGCCCGGACACAGGGCCTGAACATCACCAACCCGGTGGAAAAGGCTTTCGCCAACATCGTCAACACGATGCTGTTCGACAAACAGGGTCTGGTCCTGCGCATGGCACAGCTGGAGAAGGCACGTGACGAAGCGATAGCAGCGGGCAATCACACGCTGGCCGGGCAGCTCAGCCAGGGGCTTCAGGTGATCGAGCGTGGCATGGCCCCGGAGACCCTCGCCCGGCTGACCAGGTTCCGTGAAGGCGCGATGCTCACCGGCGACCCCGGCTATTTCGGCGCGATCTACGAGATGCTGGCCCGCTCCGGTGAAAGCCATCTGGGCTATGCCGCCGAGCGTTCCGGCGTGGACCCCCGTGGTTTCGCCAAGCCGGCGGAGGGCTACCGCAGCGAGACCTACCAGCCGGGGTCCAAGTTTGAAGACATCATGAAGGCGATCTATCCGCAGGCGGAAGATCGCATCAACATCCATAGGGCCTGGGACGAGTTCTACAACGTGCTCGCCCAGGAGGGTCTCTACCCGGGCCGCCCGGCACGGCGGTCGGGGGACACCGGCAGACCTGACCCCCGCCTGATGCTGGCCCCCCATGCCAGCCAGCAGGCGCGCGGGCTGTCCATCTCGCGGCCCATGCAGGAGACCATGCGCCAGCTGCGTGACATGCGGCAGGGGCTGAGCAATGCGAGCCTCTACGACGAGAACAAGCCCGATCCGAGGGGGTTCACCTGGATGCAGCGGGCTGCCGAGTTCGCCCGCTATGTGACCTACTCAGAGGGCGGCTTCCTGGACAGCATGATCGAGACCTACAAGGACAACCCCGCCGCGCAACGTCCCCTCCAGGTCATCCGGGATCTGCTGGGTCCCCCGACCGCAGGGATGCATCGCTTCGTGGGGGACACCTGGGAGGAAACGAGCCACCAGCGCCGCAATGCCAAGCTCAATGCGCTGGACCACATCTTCACCAGCAGCGGGCTGAACCTCACCTCGATCACCAAGCTCCAGAACGATCAGCTGCGTCACGCGCTGCTGACCGGCGAGAGCACCTACGACGGCAAGGCTATGCCAGCCAGCGTCACACGCGCCGCTGGCGACATCCGTCGCATGCTCAACGACGAATACGAGTTCAATCGCCGGGCGGGGCTGGACATCGGCTACGCGGTGACCGGGTATCTGCCGATCAAGTATAACCATGCGGCGGTGGAGGCTGACCGGCAGGGCTTCATGCGGCAGGCCACCACACTCCACAAGCGCATGTTTGACGATCGCGTCGGTCCCCCCGGCGATGATCCCCTGGCGCTCTACAACAAGTATCGGCAGATCCCGAAGCCGGTCCGCGACACGATGGGCGCCGATCTTGCCGGTGGCATGACCGAGTTGCGGCGCAACTTCCGCACACGGACCGCGCTGGAACGCAAGCTGGCAGCCGAGACCGACCCGGCGAAGATCGCCAGGATGCAGGCCCAGCTTGATGCGCTGACCCAGCACGCCATCGATCTCGCCGAACAGCATCACGACGCGCTGGGCCTGTTCATCGCGGATCAGGCCGCGAGTGAATGGCGCGCGGCGATCAATATCGGGGCGTTCAATGATTTCGACACGGTCGGTCCGAAATCCGATTACCTGCGACAGCGCAAGCTGCCGGCGTATTCGCAGGACATCATGAAGGATTTTCTGCACACCGACGTGCCCAGCCTGCTGGCGGATTACTTCTCGGCGTCAGCGCGCAGGACCACGTCCGCCGAGATGTTCGGTGCGGGTAACGAGCGGTTCCAGGCGTTGATCCGCGAGGCGGAACAGGCGGGGGTCAAATCCAGCCACATCGACAAGCTGAAGGACCAGCAGGAACGGCTCACCGGGCGGGGCCGCACGGGCATCCCGCAGAACATCAACCGGGCGCTGGATTACGTCCACGCACTCGGGTCCACCATGTTGATGAGCCGGGCGATGTGGAACGGTCTGGTGGAGCCGATCAACACCGGTCTGGCCAACAACAGCCTGCGCGCCGGGCTGAAAGCCTTTGCCTCGCAGTTCGGTCAGGTCATGCACACGGCGGACAGCTATGAGCGTGCGCGCACCGCCGCGTGGATCGGCGCGCTGTCCAGTTCGCTGATCGACAATGCGACATCCATCCGCTCTGGCGGCGAGTACGCCGACAGCCCGCAGCTCGCCCGCTTCATGGGCAAGTTCTACAAGGCAACCGGGCTGACCCAGGTGACCGAAAGCGGACGGCTGGCCAGCTTCACCGCCAACCACTGGGTGGCCGATGAGATGGCCCGCAAGCTGATCAGCAACTCGAAATACAAGATCGAGGACGCGCACAACTACTTCAACGAGATGGGCATCCCGCCGCAGCTGCACGAGCAATATGGCGAATGGATCAGAAGCCATAACGGACAGGTCCCCCGGCTGGAGGATCTCACCGGCGATCCGATGGCGGGGCTTTACACACGGCATTTCAACCGGGCCACCGATCGCAGCTATCAGATGAGCTACCGCATGGACCGGCCCGCGCTGGCGAACACGCCGCTGGGCCGGCTGGGCTTCCAGCTGCAAGGCTTCGCCTATAGTTTCACACGTAACATTCTCTTGCCCTTGTTCGACCGGGTCACCGCCAAGACCGAACAGGGCTATCGGATCGCCCGGGAAGAGGGCTATGGGGTTGCAGCGTCAGGGCTGAACGCGGCGATGCGTGGCACGGCGGCGGCAGTGCAATCCATCAAGCTCGCGGGTGCCCTGGTGCTGGGGACCCTGCTGACCACGACGGTCCGGCAATACCTGTTCGCCACCGAGCAGTTCAACCAGAACGCAGAGGCCGGCACGCTGGACGAATACCTGCTGGGCCTCGCGGTGCAGCGGTCGGGGCTGAACGGCACGTTCGACCCGCTGATCCAGGTGATGACCTCGCTGCGCTACAACCAGGATCTATCGACGCTGCTGGAGGGGGCTGGACCGAACTACATTTTCGCCAACCTGAAGAACCTGCTGGCCCCGGTGATCAGCGCGGACGGCAAGCCCGCTGAGACCAACACCCGGTTCCATAATCAGGTGCGCGCGGCGTACAACCTCGTGGGTGTCCCCCTGGCAGCGCTGGGGACCACCATGCTGTCCAGCGTCGGGGGTCCGGTGCTGCGCGCACCGATCGGGCTGGCCGCGCAATACCTCACCAGCGCCAACACGGCCGCCGGTGTCGCCGACATGATCACCGGTCCCAAGGGCACCAAACTGTCAGCCGGCGGACCGCTCGACGTGGACGAGCTGTTGAACGATCTCACGCCTGACACCGACATCCTGCCTAACATCGACAAGCTGACCGCCGGAGAGGGCGACGGCACCGGGGCGGAGGGTGGCACCGGTGCGGGTGCGTCCGTCCCATGGGGCTTCGTGGATGACGCCATCGTGCCTCTGGCCCGTGCCATGAACCCAGTGATGCAGCGTCTGCCGGGGTGGCTCAAGACCGGTGCGATGGCGACCGGCGGCGTGGTCGGCGGAGCGTCCTACTACAATGCGATGGAACCCTATCGGGAGCAGGCGCGATGCCCGAGACCCAGCCCAGCACCGCGACCGGTATCCTCTCAGGGATCTCGGAAAAGCTGATCCGCGCCCTGCCCCCCGCGTTCTTGCTTTTGGTCATCCTAAACATCGTGTTCCTGGGGGTGGTCGGCTGGGTGTTCTCGCATAACAGCGAACAGCGGAACGCGCTGCTGACCAAGATCGTGGAGAGCTGTTTGCTGAAGCCGGACCAGCGTCCCTAGAATGGAAACGCCGGGTGCTTGGGGCACCCGGCGTAACCCTTGGGAGAAAAGCGATGGTGAAGATCGCTCGCCTTCCGTTGCGCATTATGGTGCGCTTGATCCTCGCGATCAAGATCACTGTGAGGCGTTAGCGGTGGGGGTGTCCAGAGCAATCTGGCCACCCTCACCGAGGGGTGTGGAATGCTGCCGGTGAGGATTGAACTCACGACCTCTCGCTTACCAAGCGAGTGCTCTACCACTGAGCTACGGCAGCACGGCAAAAACCGGTCAAACCGGCCTTTTTTGGCTGTGCCGATTTTCGGCACACTGCAAGCGGCACGGGAGAAAAAATCTGTAGGCATTTCAATGTCTTGTGCTCTATTTGCTGTTTGTTGTGTCTTCTTACCAAGGGTGCGTTCCACACTGACAAACTGCAACTAATCCCTAGCATAATGTGCATTTTACTGAACCTTTGCTGTTTGTAGTGTGCCGCATTTCGGCACTGTTACGGCAACCAATCCCCAGCAATGCGTGGTCGTGCTGTGCGGCATTCCGGAAAAACCCTGTTGTCATCACGAGTGCCGATTTGCGGCACTCGGTCAAAATCGCACGGCAACCGTGGGGGCAAGCGGTGTGTTTGCCCCTGTGGACAAGCTCAGGGTTTGGCGTAGCGCTG